TGGGCTATCTGCTGATACGATATCTAAATATGACATAAAAATAGGCTGCTGGCGTTACGCCGCAGCCCGTACTCCAATTCGGTTAAATTCTGGGTTGATTGCTGAAATACTGTGTCCGCCTATAGAGATAATTGGAGCAAAGGAGAGGTTGGAAACCGCTGGAGAAAATACATTACCAGAAAGAGTCTCGACAGTGGTTTGGACTACGACTAAACAAGCATTTGCTTGAAGTGCGCCAACCTCTACCTTTGCATCCATAGCGTTAACTTACGCTACTGTGATTCGAACAATACCAGTCGAATCCCATGTTATTGTGAAGTTACCATTAGTTGAAGACTGGTCTGAACCAAAGTCTACGTATCCAATGAGAGCTGATGTGCTTGCTGTGCCTGTTGAATCATATACAACTGCATATCGAGCTGTGATAGTTGATGAAGCCCATGTAGTATCTGCAGCGTCAAGAACGATTACGTTTGTGCCTGAATCGTATGTTGCTGTCTTTGATGCTAATGTGTTTCCACCAGCTGTGTAACCAGTGCCTGAAACTTCGTATGTCGAAACATCGTTGAAGTAGTCATGTGCATCTTGGTCAGGTGTGTAAGACGATGTAAGTAGAGCAACCTTGATTGTATCAGTGTCGTAATCTACTTCCTTGTTAAGTGCCTTAAGTAGGAAATTACCGTATAGTTTTGATGGCATATTTTATTCCCCCTTATGCTGTCTTCTCAACGATTGCGAATGCGCTGGCTTCTGCAATAGCAAAACCACGACGAACACGAGTCTTGAGCAAGACACCATCCTTAGAAAAGTCTGCATCACGAGAGATTGCTGACTCTACGCCACCACGAACACCATTGATCATCATGTTGCGGTTACCAACGATTAGAAGTGGGTTACCTGTTGGTGCTGCTGTTGCTGCGGCTGATAGAGCTGCTCCGTATGATACTACTAGTGGATATCCAAATAATGATCCTGGACGTGCACCTAGTGGATCTGGAAGAACAAGGTTTCCACCTGTTGTTTCCATGTTACGAATTTCTGCAAGCATCTTTGGGTGTGCGATAATTACTGTGTTAGCAGCATCGAAATACTTGCTTGACTCAGCAAATCCTAGAGCATTTGAAATGTCCTGGAATGAAACTGCTCCACCTGTCTGAATGATTTGTGAAGTTCCAACTGGGTTTGTGTAAACTGCACGATATAGAGATGTGAACGGTTGTCCGTCATCTCCATCTGCTGCTGCATTTACTGCAAGGCAAGCATTGTCATACTTACGAGCCCATTGTGAAGCCCATTCTCTCTTGTATGTGTTGAGTGTGTCAACGAGTGAATCGTTAACATCTTCCTCTGAGATGTTGAAAATTTGTGCATACTTCTTCGCTGTTAGAACAACTTCATCTAGAGTTGTGTCTGAGTTAGGAATGTCTACGCCTTCAGCAACGATGCTTGGAGCATCTGATACGAAACGTGGAACACCCTTTGTGCGAGAAGCCATATTCTCACGACGAGCAAATGATTCTACAACAGAGTTAACGAGAGTTGCTTGAATAGCAACGGATCCCTTTTCCTCAGGAATATAACCATTATTTTCGGTGAGATCTGTGCGACCTGCGGCCATGTTATTTCTCCTTTAATTAGTTAATTTGGGTTTTTGAACATATAATCGTCCGAGTATATTAATCGCAACCCAAATGTCCATTCGGAGCTGCATAAGACAATTATACCGTACTTCTTATATCTTTAATACCATCTTAGCTTGCAAATCTGATGCAGTTTGAGGAACTTGCAATGAAGCAGTTACTCCTGAGTCAGCTTTTCCAGCCACGATGAATTTTGGATCGAATAATTCTGGGAAGTCTGTCTTTAATATAGCAATTTGCTCATCAAGTCCAGCAATCTCAAAATCTTCAGTCAGTGTTAATGCATCCATCTTGATATATTTATTCAATCTATCTCCATGGGCAATCCCTAATGATGAAAGATGCTTATTCACATGTTCCATCATTAGCTTTGACTGGAATTGGGAAATCTTAGACACTGATTCATTTATCTGTGTTTCCAAGGCTTCCTTTTCCAATCTAAACTTTTTAGCTTCCGCCTTCGCTTTGTCTAAAGCTTCTAAGACGGCTTTAGGATCACGAATTTCGGTAGATGTACCTTCTACGATATTCTGTTCTTCCATTTTTATGCTCCTGTATTATCTTGTTGTTCGGCAGCTACCTGTTGTAGAGCCAAGTTGTTTGTATTTAATCCAGTACCACGCAGAGCAACTTCTGTTGAGTTTGCATTATCTGCTGTATTGGCTATTGCTTTATCAGCAATAATCTTTGCAATTTCTGGGTCATATCCAAGTTCAAGAAGAATCTGTTCCAAAGGAACTCCTACTGACTTCTTGCGAACTGCAATATCCCACTGGTCAAGAGAGTCAATTGACTCAGGTGACTTCCAGTCAATTTCTACTTCAGCAACAATGCCTTCAATTTTAAGCATGAACTTAAATAGATCTCTCCAGGTTGAACCTAATGCCAATTGGCGATTAAGTACCTTTTTAAATAATGGTGCTTCAGCAACACGAAGAGCCTGTCCTGATGGAAGGTATTGTGTTGATGAGAAGTAATGAACTGGAGTTGAAGTAATTGCAGCCATATCAGAAACAAATTCATTTACAGGGTTTGTAAATGTTGATGGATCTGCTGCTGGGAATTGTCCAACAGATTGAACTCCTTGCAAGTACCAAAGTTGTCCTGGACCATTTTGAAGTGCTCCAATGTTCTCTCTTGCTGTATCATCTTCTGTAAAATCATCAATTTCTGACGATGTGCCACCGTTGGACAACGCATAACGCTGTGGAGCACCTTGGTAATCCACTGTCATCATGTGAGTTGATATCAACTTGTTTATGGCATCTTGTGGACCAAATGCATCAGCATGTTCTGGTCTTCCGTACGGTTTATTTGTTCTGAAGTGGAAAACTGGGATTTCGCCCCAAGGATTGACTACAGTTTCAATTAAAGTAAGATTTGGAAGGCCGTTAAGTGAATCAAGCTCACCTAAACCTTCATACTTTTCAATTCTATCTGTGTAATACATGTTTATCTTGATAACTTTGCGGTTAGCAGCATCTGTAATCTGCCACATTTTAGTTGCAAATGACTTGATGCGTGGGTTTTCTTGATCATAAACCAATGTAGTTGTCATAGGTGAGTTATAATCAATTGCTAAATTGCCATTCATATCTGGCCAAACAATTGCATAGCAGTCGCCATAAACGAGTGCATTTCTATGAATTTCGTTAATATCAAGCTTTAAATCTGTTTGTTCCCAGATCTTATTGATGTATGCATCGCCTGCTGGTGATGTTGTTTCTACTTGTTCAATTTCTAGACGATTGTGTACTGCATCTACTACAGTCTTGCTGAAATTAAAGCGAAATGGCGTAACTCCTGAAAATCTTGTTTTATCGTTTCTAAATAATCTGTACCAGCGTTGATGAGTAAATACTTCATCATTTGCGCCTTCGTAATATGCCTCTGCAACCATATATCGATCTCTTTTGTCGATTATCTGGTCTAAAGCTAATTTAATATCTGACATTTTATCTCCTTAAGTAATTTAATTGTTTTGCAAATACTTTTGGAGTGCTGTTGTCCAAGAAGTATAGAATCCCTGACACAACTGCGTCAAGTACGTCATCGTGGCTTACCTTTGGAAAGGACCACATTTGTTCTTCTAGGGCTGGGAAATGATTTGTGTGTCTAACTTTCCCCTGCTGATAGAAATTCAAAGCTTTACCTGCACGGATCTGCTTTGATACGGATTGTCGAATTGATTTGTAGCGAACTGGTATATGTTTAAATACATCTTGCCACAAATCGCCTCCCTGGTTTGTTTCTACGTATATAATACCAGGATTGTATGTTTCAACCAATGCTGAAACTCTATCTGCTAATTCAGATGGAGACACTTTAAGTTGCATTGCATCTCTTACATAAATATTTCCATCTTGACCTCTGCTCAATACAGCAATACCTGTATAGTCAGAAACCTTATTCTTTGTTACCGCTGGGTCAACAGAGATAATTGTGTTGCCATATTCGCTTTCTTCTATGATCACATCTTCATATGTCCAGAAGTTTCCATCTAAATTGACAGGCTTATTCATATAGTTCTTGGCAAAGTCTCTTAAGTGTCTCTGGCTTTGAAGCCAGTCCATAGGCCATTTCTCAGGCCATACAGAGCGTTCTGAGCCATCTTCTGCCGTCATAATGGCTGGATAGTAGTGAACATCGACATTCTGGTCTGTAATCCACTCCAGAGCCTTATCACGCTGGCCTTCAGAGTGCTTTCTAAATTCATCCATCATAGAATTAGGCATAGTAGTAGTACCCACAATAATCATGCGGGCATAAATGTTCATAGGGGCTATATCGTCAAAGACTGTTCTTCTTTGCTGTCCTGCTTGGTATTCTGAGTAGTTCTTTTCACCTTTTTCGATATCATCAAGAATAATGAGGTCAGGGCGTTGGCCAAATACCTTTTTACCCAGTGAGTTAGTATCAATACCATTAGCGTCAAAGATAAAATCATTTGCCTGAATAATACGCCAAGCGTTTGCTGCAAGGGAACGCCCAGTTGAACCGACAATTTTAGGTGTGCATAGTTCTGGGTAATCTGCTTTGAGATATTCATTTGTTTCCAATTCATTCTTAAAAGTGAGTAAGTGCGTCTCAGCTTGAGAAGCAGCATCTGAAAAGGCAGCCACGAACTTAATATGACCATGGGCGGCGGCCCACATAGGTAGAATCAAGAAGATCCAGGTGGACTTGCCACATTCTCTAGGTGCAATAAATGCATCACGATTTTGTTTAGGAGCAGTTGGCTTATTGATCCAAGTCTTTCCATATTCAGCCAAGTCCCAGTGAAATTCAGAGAGAGTAAGCTCATCTTCCATATTCTTCAAGTGATGTGGCAAATATGTAAGTGCAAAGAGCATAGGATCATATTTAGTAAGTTCTACTCTACCCTCAGAATATGCCATCAAATCTGGATTAATATGCTCCATGTATTTTGATATAGTATACATTTTTACTGTCCAAATTTATATTCAGTAGCAAAAATAGCAAATAAATTATATTTGTCAATTCGGGTGGTCATCCCTTGAACATATATGTCTTTGTCGACAAATCTATATATCAATTAACAACCTTTAGACTATTCTTAATAGATTCATTCCTCATTCTGGCTTCATTAAGCATATCTACGATTGCTAGATCTGAGCCATCTTTGGAACGGTTCTCATTAATATTGGTAGATTTACCTTCAATTAGATTGATTGTCTGTATAGCCTTATGTATGGCATTTGATAGTTTAGATATATCATCTGATACCAGGTTATCTTCATATAGTGCTTCTACTGATCTATCTATTACTGCCTGTGCCGCCAATACTTTCTCTTTATCTGTATAGAAAATGTCTAATTGTTTAGACATAACTGCTAAGGTGTTAGCAGTAGGCATATCTATATTTCTTTGTACATAGAATTTCTTGGCTGTATGATAGCTCTTTGGATATTGTAGATATCTCATTGCTGGACCAATGCCCATTTCATTAGCCGTTTCTATAAATTCGCTAATTTGTTCTTCTGTAAATACTGGATATCCCATTTAATTACCTCTTTTTATATTTATTTGCGCCATTACGTAGGCATTTGTGGATCGCATTACTAATATATTAAATCTTATCATCTGTCTTATTTTTCTTCCATCTAGGATTTGATTCCCATTTCTTCTTCTTTGCTGCTCTTGAAGCTACTTTATCCAAGTTAGTCTCTCGTCTTATTCCATGCTTGTTAGTATCTATTACTATTCTACTCTTGGTCTT